TTTGTGATATAATTCACCTATGGGATTATGGGCTAATTTAACAGCCAAAAAAACAATTACTGCGCAAAATGCGCCAATGGTAGTTCCTGATACACAAGGACTATTAACTCTTACTTCACAGGTTGCTATTTCTCGTAATGAAGCAATGTCTGTACCTGCTGTAGCTCGTTGCCGCAATTTAATTGCTGGAGTTATCAGCTCAATGGAATTAGAAACAGAATTAAAAGCCACAGATGAAAAAATCCCTAATTTGCCTTGGCTGAATCAAATATCAAAGTCAGCACCTAACGCAGTTGTGTTGTCATGGATAGTTGACTCATTATTATTTTACGGTACTGCTTATTTGGAAGTAACCGAAGTTTATCAAGACGACAATCGTCCTGCTCGTTTCGAGTATGTTGCAAATAATCGAGTATTAGCACAACTTAACGACAACTCAACTTTCGTCACCGAATACTGGGTTGACTCAAAGCCAAGACCAATGCAAGGTTTGGGCAGTTTAATTACAATTCAATTAGGTGGCGAAGGAATCCTCGCTAATGGTGCAAGAGTATTAAGAGCTGCTGTTGATTTAGAAAAAGCGTCTGCTGTTGCAGCGGCTACACCAATCCCATCAGGAATTATTAAAAACAATGGTGCTGACCTTCCACCTGCTGAAATTGCAGGAATTATGGCAGCTTGGAAACGATCTCGTACTGAGAGATCAACCGCATTTTTGACTAGCACTTTGGAATACCAACCAACATCATTTTCACCTAAAGACATGATGATGGTGGAATCACAACAATACATGGCAACGCAAATCGCCCGCTTGTGCAATGTTCCTGCCTATTACATTTCAGCAGATATGAACAATTCAATGACTTACGCAAATGTACAAGATGAGCGTCGTCAATTTGTATCACTATCACTACAACCTTTTATTTCTGCCATTGAGCAACGCTTTAGCATGGACGACCTGACACCAAATACCCAATATGTATCTTTTGATATGGACAGCGGGTTTCTTCGTGCTAATCCTTTAGAAAGATTAAATGTAATTGAAAAAATGTTAAACCTTGGCTTAATCACAGTCGAGGAAGCACAAGCTATGGAGGAACTAAGCCCTAATGGAAATAATTAACTTTTCCGCTGACCTAGAAGCGTCAGAATCCCGCCGCATTATTGCTGGCAAAATCGTCCCGTTTGGTGATGAAATTGGAAACACCTCAGCTGGCAAAGTAATCTTTGAAGCAGGGTCAATCAAAATTGATGAACCAACTAAAGTAAAACTTTTATTAGAGCATGACCCTAAGCAACCAATCGGACGCATGAAAAATGTTTCTGAGGACGGTTCAGGTATTTATGCAGAGTTCAAAGTGTCAAACACAACCCGAGGAACTGACAGCCTAATTGAAGCGTCAGAGAACCTTCGCAGCGGTTTATCCGTAGGCGTTGAGGTTATTAAGGGAATCAATAAGGGTGGCGTTTATCGTGTAAGCGCAGCACGCCTTATGGAAGTTTCGCTTGTACAAGCAGCGGCATTTAAGTCAGCTGAAGTTACTAGCGTTGCTGCTTCTGAACAAGAGGCAGAATCAACCGAAACCAAAACAGAAAAAGAGGAAATTGTGGAAAACACAACACCTGAGTCTGTTGCGACCGAGGTAGTAGAAACCCCAGCGGTTGAAGCTGCCGAAGCTCGTCCAACAGTAACAGCGGCTGTTTATACAAAGCCACGCATTGCCCCAATGACTTCTGCTCAATACCTTGGTGCTTCAATCAAGGCAGCAATGGGTGACGATCAAGCTCGTCAAACAATTCTTGCAGCAGATGACTCAACTTCAACAAACACAGGTTTAACTTTGCCTGTTCACTTAACTGACTTCCAAACAACAACCTTCTCAGGTCGTCCAGCGTTTGACGCTGTAACTCGTGCAGGTGCTGTTCCTCAGTTATCATTTACTGTTCCAAAATTAGGAACTGCCCCAACTGTAGCTGTGACTGCTGAAGCAGACGCACCTTCAGAGACAGGTATGACTTCAACTTACGACACAGTAACTGCGTCTAAGTTCTCAGGAATTAACCGAGTAAGTTTTGAGTTGCTTGACTTCTCAAATCCTGCTTTCGAAAATCTTTTGATGACTGAGTTGAGAAAAGGCTATGAGAAGGCAACAGATAACGCACTTATCGCCGCTTTCACTTCATCAGGAACACAAGCAACAGGCGTAGCTGCAACAGCAGCTGGTCTACAATCTTACATTGCTACACAATCAGCAGCAGCATACAAGGGAACTGGTGGCGATTACGCTAACAAACTTGTTGCTTCAACTGACCAATGGGCAGCAATCATGGGTTATGCCGACACAACTGGTCGTGCGCTTTACACAGCGTCTGCACCAGCAAATGCGTCAGGTAATGCAGCACCTACTTCAGTTCGTGGTTCAGTATTAGGAACAGACCTAATCATTGACCACAACATTGCAGTTTCAGGAATCGTTGACGAGTCAGCGTTCTTAGTTGCACCAGCTTCAGTTTATGTTTGGGAATCACCAAGCACACAACTGCGTGTTAATGTTCTAACTTCAGGCGAAGTAGAAATCAACATGTACGGATACCTAGCAATTTATGTTGCTAAGGGTGGCGCAGGTGTGCGTCGCTTTAACTACACAGCGTAGTTAGTAAATGTAAGGGGGCATTGGAAGCCTTTGCCCCCTTACTCTTAGAAAGGAAAAACATTGGCAGCTTCAACACCGACTATTGCGGAACTTCGTAGCGCATTAGGTATTGGCAGTCTTTACACAGACGCAGTTGTTGATGAGGTATGCCAATCTGCGCAAGACATAGTATTTTCCTATTTGTGGGTTAACGGACTTAACAACTCAGGGCATAGCAATACAACAAACACAGGTACTTTGTATTTTGACCAATCAATTTATGGCGTTTTTTATGTAGGTCAAACAGTAACCATTAGCGGTAACGGGTCAAAGCACAATGGTTCGAAAACTTTAACAGGCGTTGGCGAGCGCACAATTACTTACGCAATTACTGGCAACAACAACACAGCAGCACCATTTCACCCAGTTAACCCTTATGGTTTTGTAGCAGCTGAAACTTATGTAGATTACAGCACCGTTGCAGCTATAAATGAGGCGGCACTTATGGTCGCCATTGACATTTGGCAAGCACGCCAAGCCAGCAATGCTGGTGGCATTTCACCTGATTTTCAACCAAGTCCTTATCGCATGGGAAACACTTTAACCGCAAGGGTCAGAGGTTTATTAGCACCTTATTTAAGTCCTAATAGCTTGGTAGGCTGACATGACTGTCGCCGTTACGACACTACGGTCTACCCTTGCGACAGCGATCGAAAACGCTGGGGTGTGGCAGGTGTTTTCTTACCCACCTGCTACGCCCATTGCAAACTCAGTAATTGTTCAACCTGATGACCCATACATTGAGCCATCAAATAACATTTACTCAACTGTTGCGCCTAAAGTTAATTTTAAGTTAGTAATGATCGTTCCTATGTTTGATAATCAGGGTAACCTCAATGGTATTGAGGATTTAGTGGTTGGCGTGTTTAACAAGCTTGCAGAAAGCACAACCCTTAAAATTAGCGTTGGCAGTATCTCAGCACCTAGCGTTCTTTCAGGCGTAGCTGGTGAGATGTTAACAAGTGAGATGTCCGTCTCAATCATGACAAGTTGGAGTTAAAAATGACAATAGATATTCCTTCACAGGATAAGGCTTGGCTTGAAAAAGTCGGGCAAGTAGCACAATCAACCGAAAAGCCAAAGATCGTAAAGAAAGACGAGGAATAACCAATGGCTGTATTCTTGAATAATAAGGTCGGAGTAAAGGTTAACTCAGTTGATCTTTCCGACCATGTAACCGCTGTTACATTAAACCGCTCATTTGATGAGCTTGAAGTAACTGCAATGGGTGACACAGGTCACAAGTTTGTTAAAGGCTTGGAAGCGTCATCTGTAACAATTTCTTTCCTAAATGACACAGCTTCATCAAAGACATTACAAACTTTGCAAGCTGCATGGGGAACAAATGTTACTTGCGTACTGCTACAAGACTCAGGTTCAGCAGTATCAGCAACAAACCCTCTTTATACATTTACTGCATTAGTGAACAACACAACCGACATTAACGGTGGTGTTGGCGATCTAGGCACACAAGATGTAACATGGAACATTAGCGGTGCAGTAGCAGTCGCTTCAACAGGTACATTTTAAGGAGTTAAATTGATAGCACTAAAGATCACCAAGGCTTCAGGTGAGGAAACATTGCACGAAATCTCACCAGCGATTGAATATGCTTTCGAACAACATTTCAAGTCAGGTTTCCATAAAAGGTTTCGTGACGAGGAAAAGCAGTCTGATGTCTACTGGTTGGCGTGGGAGTGCCTACGCCGATCAGGTGAGACAGTTCCGCCATTTGGTGAGAAGTTTCTAGATACCTTAGCGAAAGTTGAGATTGTAGACGCTGATACCCCAAATGGGTAACGAGGTATGACTTTACTTATTTGATCGCTTCACTAGCGGTTGAAACGGGCATACCTCATAGCGAGTATTTGAAAATGGATAGATCAATGTTATTAGCGACATTGGCGTATCTAAAAGAGAAATCAAAGGGAGTGCCAAGTGGGGGTAAAGGTCAGCGGTTTAATTGAAACCCGTAAAGCCTTGCGTAAATTAGCCCCTGACCTTTTTAAGGAAATGAATAAAGAGATTGGCGCAGCCATGCGAGTTGTTGTTAAAGACGCTCGTGGCATGGTGCAACCGTCTGTCAATGGATTGTATAACTGGCAAGATACTGGCACGCTAGTTAAATCTAGAAGTAGCAGAGATCGAGCGTTTCCTAAATATAACGCACAAGTTATTAAAAAAGGTTTGACCTATAGTTTAGGTAAAAGTAGAAAAAACAAATCAGGTTTTGTTACTCTTTACAGTTTATTAAATAAATCAGCAGCTGGTTCTATTATTGAAACTGCTGGACGCTTAAACTTTAACGGCGACCCACGCAGTCAGAGCAATAACCGTAATGCTGGTTCGCATTTCAATAGGTCTATTCAAAGCACTTACGGTGGCTTTGCCAGCGTTGGTAAAGGCAGATACGACCAAGGTCGTTTAATGGCTAAGGCTATTGACAGAAATGAAGGCAAGGCACAAGACGCCATATTTAAGGCGATTGATAAAGCAACTAAAGCATTTTACGCAAGAACTTCAAATGTAGGGACGAGTAAAGCAGCATGACAATAACCTATGACATAGTAACCGAGTACAAAGGCAAAGGCACTAAGGACGCTGAAAAATCCCTTTTAAGCCTTGACGGTACAGCCAAAAAACTTGCTAAGACTATTACTAAGACTTTTGCTGCTTATCAGATATTAAAGTTTGGCAAGGCAGCGGCTACCGCTTTCGCACAAGATGAAGCCAGCGCAGCTTCATTGGCTAATACCCTAAGAAACTTAAACGCTGAGTTATCTATCCCAGCAGCTGAGTCAGCCATTGCTCAATTACAACAAATGACAGCTGTGGTTGATGATGAGTTGCGTCCTGCTTTTGCTCAACTATTTAGAATACTTGGCTCAGTTTCAGAGGCTAGTTCAACCCTTGGTTTAGCCACAGAAATAAGTCGTGGCACAGGTGAGTCGCTGGCTACGGTGGTAGACGCAATTACCAAGGCATACGCAGGTAACACAAGAGGTTTGTTAGCTCTTAACACAGGTTTAACCAAGGCTGAGATCAATTCAGGCGACATGCAAATGATTATGGAAAAGTTAAACAGTATGTTTGCTGGGTCAAATGCTGCTTACTTAGACACCTACGCTGGCAAAATGTCAGCCTTGTCAGTCATTGCAAGTGACGCTATGGAAAAGATCGGCGCAGGTATCTTTGACGCCCTTGCCATATTGACTGGCTCGACCGACATTGAAGTTATCACAAAAAAGGTTTCTGATTACACAACTTCATTAGTTGGATTTATTAAAGGCATTGCAACTGTTATCAAAGACATTTATGACAACACTTTGAAGCCTGTCATTAGTCTATTCCAAAAGGCTTATGACCTACTGCAAAAAATTGGTGTTATTAAAAAAGACATGGGTCAAGCCAGTTGGGGTAATTTATACGGCGACCCTGCTTCTATTGCAGCAGCGGCAAATGATAAGAAACTAGCAGCCCAACGCCTAGCCCAAGAAAAGAAATTACAAGCTGAACAAAAGAAAGCGGCAGCAGCCAAATTAAAGGCTGAACGAGACGCTCAGAAAATCAAAAAGGCTGGCACGCTATTTGACATAGATCAAATACAGATCATTGCAGCATTGCAGGGCAAGATTAGCAACGAGGAAAAACTACGCTTACAGTTGCAGTTTGCTTTGTTGGTAGGCAACGCTTCCGAAGCAGATCGGCTAAGCAATGAGTTAGCCAAATCACAAATTGCAACAACTGATCTAGCCAAGGCTATTGCGCAACTGCCTGAAGCCCTAAACCCATTTGCAAATTATCCAAAATGGATTCAAGACGCTATCAATGAGATTAACAAGCTAAAGTCCGCTCAATCAAGCGCAATGGTTTACACACCAACGCCTTCAACGGTTACACCTTCTACACCAGTAGCAACCGTTTCACCGTCCGTAAGCACAGCAGCGTTAGCCGCTTCAGCAGCTATAGCCAACCCTCAGACTTCATTGGCTGGATATTCTGCTTATCGTGCTGGTGAGCGTGCCTCAATCAATGTAACAGTTCAGGGCAATGTAATTAGCAATAAAGACCTTGCAGACACAATCCGTATGCAACTGCTTGACTCATCTGCTTCAGGTTCATTTACTATGTCAAACCGAGCCACTAGAGGCGACTAATGGCTTTACCTGCTCAAATCAATGTCAGCCTTAACTTTAGTTCAGGTGCTACCTTTGGTAACCCTTTTACTATTGGTGACCCAGTTAACGGTAGACTTGGCTACGGTATTCTTTCAGATTCAACCACACCTGCATTAGTTGTTGACTTAACAGATGTAACAAGACAAATCAGCATTAGACGGGGTAGAAACATTACCCGAGATACTTACGAGGCTGGCAACGCTACGGTCAGAGTTTATGACCAAAATGGTGACTTTAATCCACAGAATACAGCCAGCCCTTATTACGGACAATTAACACCATTACGCAAAATCCGTATCTCAGCTGTTTATGCTGGTACTACTTATTACCTATTTAGTGGCTACACAACGGATTATGTCTACAGCTATGACCAAGCGGAAAAGGTTGGTTATGTAGATATTAACGCTTCAGACGCATTTAGATTATTTAACTTAGCGGCTGTGACGGCGATCACAGGACAAGCAGCAGGTCAAGATACAGGCACACGCATTAACAAGATATTAGATACTGTTGATTTTCCAAATGGTATGAGATCAATCGATACAGGCAACTCTTTAACTCAGGCAGACCCAGCAACATCAAGAACCTCATTAGCAGCTATTCAAAATGTTGAAATATCAGAGCAGGGTGCGTTTTACATTACCCCTGAAGGTAACGCCATATTTAAGAACCGATACAACACCATTGCTTCAGCTGGTGGTACACCCATTGAGTTTAATCAAACAGGGGACATACCTTACAAGAACCTAGTTTTTGCCTTTGATGACAAGTTAATTGTTAACCAAGCAAATGTGACTCGTATTGGTGGCACAACTCAGACCCATATTGACTTAGATTCCATTGCTACATATTTTCCACACAGTATTACTTACTCAGACTTAGTGGTTGATACAGACGCCGAAGCAGCCAACATTGCCGCTATCTATGTCGGGACTAGATCAACAACCACAATACGCATTGACCAAATGACTATTGACTTATTAGATACAGCTGTACCTACTGGCACAATTTTAGGTATGGACTATTTTACAAATGTTGATATATCCAATGTTCAGCCCGACGGGTCAACAATTACCAAGAACTTGCAAGTGCAGGGTGTTGCTTGGGATATAACCCCTAATCGCTGGTTGGGTACTTTTACCACACTTGAACCAATAACAGACGGGTTCATCATAGGCAATAGCACCTATGGCGTCCTCGGTGATGATATACTAAGCTACTAAGGAGTAATACAATGGCAACAGGTTTTCCAGCTTCAACAGGTGATGTTCTCTCAGCTGCAATGTTTAATGGCTTAATCACTTTTACAGTTGGTTCAGATAAGACAGACGATTACACGGCTGTCCTGACTGACCAATATCAGACTTTAGTACCTATGAATAAGGCAACAGCAGTTGCTTTCAAAATCCCAACAAACGCTTCAGTAGCGTTCCCAGTTGGTACTTGCATTACAGTATTAAACAAGGGTGCAGGAACTTGCACTATTTCAGCAGTAACTTCAGGCACAACCACAGTTCTATCTGCTGGCGCAACAGCCGCAGCACCAACTTTGGCTCAATACAAATCGGCTGCGTGTATTAAAACTGCAACAGATACTTGGTATGTCGTGGGTGCAATAGCCTAATGATTGGCAATATTGTTGCTAGTTCTCTAGCACCTACAACCCCAGCATTACCTACTGTTACTGGTGGCACTTTAAGTTCTGATTCAACTTATTATTACAGAACTTTTACTGCAAATGGTGATTTAGTTGTTCAAAATAGCCCGATAACACTTGATGTATTGGTTATTGCAGGTGGCGGTGGTGGTGGCTTTGGATACAATGGCGCAGGTGGCGGTGCTGGTGGTCTTTGTTATCAATCAGGTCGTACTGTTACCAATGCAACATACGCTTTAACAATTGGTGCTGGTGGTGCTGGTTCTACAGTTACAACCAATAAAGGTACAACTGGTTCTAATTCACTTTTTGATACTATTACTGCTAACGGCGGTGGCGGTGCTGGTTCTAGAGATAGCGTAGATGGTGCTTCAGGTGGATCAGGTGGTGGCGGTTCACAAGCTGGTTCAGGGGCAACTGGTGGTGCTGCAACACAAGGAACTTCAGGTGGTGCTACAGGTTATGGTTTTAGAGGCGGAAATACAAACTCATCTGCGAACCTTGCGGGTACTGGCGGTGGTGGTGCTGGCGCACAAGGTGAGGATAAAACATCAAACGGCACTCGTTGCGGTGATGGTGGAGCAGGTTTAAATACTTGGTCATCTTGGGCTTCTGCAACTTCAACTGGTGCAAGCGGTTATTACGCTGGCGGTGGTGCTGGTTCATCTGACGCTTTAGCAGGTGGAATTGGTGGTGCAGGTGGTGGCGCTAATGGAGTTGGACCAGGAGTTGTTAATGGTATAAATGGAACAGTTAATACTGGTGGCGGTGCTTCAGGTTGTAGCTCTAATAGTGGTTCAGGTGGTACTGGCGGTTCAGGTATTATTATTGTTAGATATTTGAAAACGGCGGTGGCTTAATATGTCGCATTGGGCAGAATTAGATTCTAATAATAAAGTTATTCGTGTTTTAGTTGGTGATAATAATGACCCAGCAGGTGATGAGGGATACCAATGGTTATTAGATAACCTTGGCGGGACTTGGGTTAAAACTTCATATAATGGCAAAATAAGATATAACTTTGCAGGCATTGACTTTTATTATGATGAATCAGTTGACGCATTTATCCCACCAAAACCCGACTGTGGTCATTCAGAACTCATATTAAATACAGATAATTATCGTTGGGTATGTGACAATGATGAGCATAAAGTTAGACCATAAATTTAATGAAACCTTGGCTTAGTAAGTCAGCAGCACAATTCAGAGAGCAGGTTGACGATTCTTTCATCTCACGCTTGCGTTCATCTGATGGATGGCTTGGTGATGTACGACATGCAGCTAGAAAGTCAGACCATAATCCCGACCCAACCACAGGCTGTGTACGAGCTTTGGACATTGACGCTAGGTTATGCGAACAAAAAGGGATTTCAGCAGACTTGGCAGATCAGATTAGACAATATGGGAAAAGTTCAAAGCGTATCGCTTATGTAATCCATTTGGGTAAAATTGCGAGTCCAATCCTAGGGTGGCGCTGGCGCAAGTATTCTGGAATAAATAAACACATGCACCACATACATATAAGTTTTACCAAGGCTTCCGATAATGACAGCAGTTTCTTTGACATACCACTATTAGGGGGCAAAATATGAAAGCAAAACATTGGGCAATGGTTAACAGCTATGCAAGATCAGCATTTGTCTGTTTAGCAACAATTTATGTAACACAACCTGATTCATCACCTTCAGACATTTGGAAAGCATTTGCTGTGGCTTTTATCGCCCCAATTTTACGCAGCCTTAACCCTGATGATCAGGCGTTTGGCATTGGCGCACCTAAAGAGTAATGCAAGCGGTAGACATTGCCGCTATCTGTGCAGCAATAACAACTGTATTTACTGGCTTTTTTATAGGGCTTAAGTTCCTAATCAAAGGCTGGTTAAATGAACTTAGACCCAATAGTGGTTCAAGTATTAAAGATCAAATTACACGCCTAGAAAAGCGTGTTGATGACCTATTTGTCATACTATCGAGGGATAATTAAAACATGGCAGCCAAAAAGAAACCTGCACGCAGGAAGTCTGTAGCTCGTAAAGAGACCACAGCACTTGACATGCACGCCATAGCCTTACATGAGTGGTATCAATCATTGAGGCGAGCAGGTTTCAGCGTTGAAGTAGCACTAGGGCTTATGGATAACAAAAGCAGTTTTCCTGACTGGTTAATCCCACAAACCACAGAGACTGACATCACCCCGTTCTACGACGACGACGAGGACGAGGACTAACCTATTAAGCGCATTGCGTTCATAAGTGATTTACAAGCACCATTTATTAACGAAGTAGCAGTCAAAAATGTAGGCAGGTTTCTGTCTAAGTGGAAGCCTCATCAAACTATTTGTGTTGGTGACGAAATAGATATGCCACAGCTAGGCAGCTTTAATGCCAACACCATTGACGAAATGGTGGGCAACTTAGATGAGGACAGATTATTTACCCAAGAGGTATTGCAGTATTTAGGTGTTACAGATGTAGTAGGAAGCAATCATGGAATTAGACTCTACCGATCAATCAAAAAGCGACTGCCAAGTTTCCTTAACCTACCCGAACTCAAATATGAGCGTTTTATGGGATATGACAAGCTCAACATTAAGTTTCACCCATACGGATTTGACTGGGCAAAAGGTTGGACAGTCGTTCATGGCGACGCTTTCCCTATGTCTACAAATGCTGGGCAGACAGCCTTAAATGGCGCTCGCAGACTAGGTAAGAGCGTAGTTTGTGGTCACACCCACAGGTTAGGTCATATGGCGGTCTCAGAAGCCCACAACGGGCGTTTAGGGCGTGTTTTACAGGGTGTAGAGGTAGGCAACTTGGTTGACCTATCTAGTGCTGGCATGGCTTACACAAGGGGCTACGCCAACTGGCAGACTGGCTTTGCTGTTGCCTATGTAGATGGTAAAAATGTGAGCGTAGTCACAATTCCAATTAACCATGATGGCAGCTTTATATTTGAAGGTAAGGTATATGGGAAAAGAGCCTAACCGAACCATTGATGACCATATTGACGATTTTGACGCAATAGGGGTTTTATAACAAAAGCGTTATCAGGACACGCCTGTCAGTTCCTACATTTACCATGATAACAAGATCATACTTCTGTCGTACCCAAATAACGGATTTGGGACAGAAAAGGAAATCATGACAACTTATACAGCTGTAAGTATTTTTGTACTGGCTTTGGGTGCAGTTTATTTTGCATATTGGGCTGGGTGGAATACAGGTTTTGCGGTAGGCAAGCAACGAGGTTGGGTCAATGGCTATGCTTCAGCCAAGGCAGTCAAACGAACTGCACAAGATGAGGTATTTGACTATGAAAAAAACTAATGAGTGGCTTGATGAAATTGCAGGAATCGTTAGCAGCCGAGGTGCAGACTATGGCTCAGCAGCTACAAACCATAGACGAATCTCAGAACTATGGTCAGGTTACTTGGACACTTACATTAGTCCTGAACAAGCGGCAATGTGCATGTTGCTCGTCAAAGTCAGTCGTCTCAGCGAAACTCCACACCATGACGACAGTCTCAAAGACATCATTGGATATGCCTGCGTGTATCGTAAAATAATGGCAGAGCTTCATGATAATACTGAACAGGACTAAAAATTACTGTGACTACTGTAAAGCACGCTATGGCGCAACTAACCTTAAAGGTCAGATTATGGCGATTTTCACGACAATTAGCCAAAGCAGAAAAGCGTCAGTTAAGTATAGAAACTATTGTCAAGCCTGCAGGAACGAGTGCGAGGCTTGGCATGATGGGTCTACTTGGACACTTGAACAACAACAAGCATACGCACAAGGATTGGACGAACTAGACTATGGCATATTTTGATTTAGATAAGTACATGACAGCTGAGGAACGCATAGAGCTGTTTGCAAAAGATAACCCTGACTTTCGCATGAAGTCATTTTATGAAGTCTCAGATGGCTTTGTATTTGTTGAGGTTAACTTGTTTAGAACTTGGGCTGACAAAGACCCTTGGGTTACAGGATTAGCAGGTGAATCACTTGCGACTCAGTTTGCAATAGAAAAGGCAGAGACAAGTGCCTATGCAAGAGCCATCACCAATACTGGTGACCCTAAATACTCAACCATGAAAGATGGAAGCAAAGCGCCTAGGGCAAACAGGGCTGAAATGGAACAGGTGAAGCCTATGTATGGCAAGGCTGGTTCAAAGTCTGCTGCCATTGAGATGGCATTACGCCAAGATATTAAAGACAACCCTTGGACTGCACCTGAAGCTAAAGACGAGCCTGTTAAGTGGGAAGTTAATGATGTAGCTGCTGCACTTGGGGCTACTGTGGTTGATACAACTTATGACTGCAAGCATGGTGCAATGCTACGCAAAGAGGGAACAAGCCAAGCAGGTAAGCCTTATTACGGGTTTGTTTGTACTGAGAAAGCCAAGGCTAATCAATGCCCACCTGCGTGGGGCAGACTTACAGCTAATGGCAAATGGTCATTTGGCGAACAGGACAAATAAATGGGATATGTAGAGTTTATTAAACCTGACGGTACTAAGGTAACAGTTGAGAACAATGAAATTATTGTTGATGTTGTCAACCTTAAAGACTGCTGTGAACTATGCAATGACCCACGCATGGTGCATGAAGGCGAGTTAGTTAAATGCGTTGGTTGTGGTTGCATTAACCATATTGATTATGGGTGGCAAAAGTAAATGCCAGTCTACGAATATAGCTGCATAATGTGTGGTGGTACTAGAGAAATAGAAGCCAGCATGAACGAGCCTCATATAACACCTATTTGCTGTGAAGTTAGCATGGCTAGGGTTTGGAGTGCTACCGCAGCTATATTCAAAGGCAATGGGTTTTACAAGACGGATAACCCTAAATGAAGCTAAAGCATTACATTGACAAATATGAATTAACAACTGAGGAAAACTGGTTAGCCTTTATTGAAGAATCTGAGGACGAACTGTTTAATGTTGTTCAAAGGTTGGTCGCTGCTAAAGATATAAAGATAGCGGGTTGGCTAATACAAGAAAGAATTAAAATGTTTGGGTACTTTCAAATATGAGCCAGTCAAGAAAATACAGGGGCTACAGAACACAGAAAGTAGTCGCTGATTACCTAAAACAATGGTATCCACACGCTGAAAGCACAGGCGCAGGACGCCAAGGGGCAGACATAACAGGTGTGCCATACGATATTGAGGTCAAGGCTCGCACAGGATTTCAGCCATTAGAGGCGATAAAGCAGTTAAAATTAAGAAAGTCAGACAAACTAGGGTTTGTCGTTATGCGCATGAACGGACAAGGCGAAAACGCTGAGGACTACATGGTCTGCATGAGATTACAAGACTTCATGGTATTTATGGAAGGACAAGCTTATGACTGAACCAGTTCGTTGCACTAAATGTGGGGCTTGGAAAATGGAAGGTTTGAGCTGCTCAATATGCGCAAAGATCAATGCCCCGAGTGCCTAGGGTATAACACAACAACCACGCAATATAACAAAGACTACTTCCACAGCTGTAATGACTGTGAATTAGATTGGAGTGAAGGCTATGGTTAAGCGTTCTACATTATGTAAAGTAAAGGATTCGACACGCCGTCTGACCTGCGGTTTTGTAAATGGATTTGACTGGCATGGTACGCTACTAGCCTTCGGCGGGCTCTTAAAGCCCGAACGCAAGCCCCGTAGGGGTGAGCTTGCGAGTTCGTGGGCTATAGCGTTTGGGATACTCGTATGTCTAATTGCATTAGAGACAACCGCCATAGAGGTTGATACAGCACAAGCATTAACTACAAAGAAATCCATTATTACAGTTACACCAAAGGCTTATGCAAAAGCCTTATTAAATGACAATAAACAATATAAGTGCATAGTAGAGCTATACAACAAAGAAAGTAATTGGCGTCCTGAAGCACGCAATGGTAGTCATTATGGAATACCACAACTACGCAATGAGATTATGTTAAGTAAGAATCCACTACAACAAGTATCATTAGGCGTTAAATATATATCTCACAGATATGGTGTTACTACTAAAGGCGTACCTAACGCATGTAAAGCATTACATCATCTAAAGACTAAGGGTTGGCATTGAGTAGACAGACAAGACAACAGCGCATATTAGGTAGTGGTAAATGGAAGGCTGTCCGTTTGCGTGTATTGGCTAGGGACGGGTGGCAATGTGCCTACTGCCACACCCACCTAGATAAGACCAACGCACAAGTAGATCATGTAACGCCACTAGCAAAGGACGCTTCAGACCCATTTAACATGGACGGATTAGTTGCAGCTTGCAAGCAATGTAATGCTACTAAGGGTGATCGGGTTTTTTTAGCCAAGCGTCTACCCCCCCTGCCTTTATCAGGACGCTCTCTCCCTGAGACGACCGTCACTCAACCTTTGTCACCCTTTTCAAAAGGCTTAGAAGCCTAAATGAGCCAAGTTAAACCCGAAGGGGGTCAAAAGGTACGAGGGGCTAGGTCAAAACCGCTTATAGGGGCTGTAAAACCCCGCATTTGCTCACCTTTGCTTAAAGGTGCGTCAAGAATTGACGAAGTTGCAGAATTAGCAGACAAAATTGGTATGCCATTGCTACCTTGGCAGCGTTTTGTTTTAGATGATATGTTGAAGGTCAACAAGGACGGTATGTTTATCCGCAAAACCTCGTTATTGCTTGTAGCTCGTCAAAATGGCAAAACCCACCTTGCCCGTATGCGAATCCTTGCGGGGTTGTTCTTATTTGGCGAAAAGAACATAGTTGCCATGTCCTCAAACCGAAATATGGCATTAGATACATTTAGGCAGGTAGCCAACACTATTGAGGACAATCCATTTTTGAAAGCACAAGTTAGACAGATCAGATACGCCAATGGTCAAGAATCAATCACCCTACTTAACGGCGCAAGGTATGAGATCGTAGCTGCAACCCGAGACGGTTCTCGTGGTAAAACTGCTGACCTGCTTTACATAGACGAATTACGAGAAATATCCGAGGAAGCATTTAAGGCAGCTGTCCCAGTAACTAGGGCAAGACCAAATAGCCAAACAATTTTAACCAGCAATGCTGGTGACGCTTTCAGTACAGTCCTAAATGACATGAGAGAAAAGGCTTTAAGTTATCCAAGTAAGACATTTGGATTTTACGAGTATTCAGCACCTATGGAAGCACGACAAAAAATACACAATAAGAATTATTGGGTTATGGCTAACCCTGCTATTGGTCACACAGTCAGTTTAGAAGCTATTGAGGAATCGATCGCAACCAACTCAATAGAAGCTACATTAACTGAGACATTTTGCATTTGGATAGATAGCCAAGTATCACCTTGGACATTTGGGTCAATCGAAGCATGTTCAAATAGTGACCTTTTGTTACCTATTGGCACTATGACCGTATTAGCCTTTGATGTTAGCCCAAGTAAGCGATCAGGTGCTTTAGTCGGCGCACAAATAACACCTGATGGCAAAATTGGCGTTGGAGTCATTGAGACTTATACAAGCGAAGTAGCCATTGACGAAATTAAGATGGCAAGCCAAATAAATGACTGGGCTATGAAATACCGACCTATCAATATCGGTTATGACAAGTACGCTACTGCTAGTATTGCCCAAAGACTTACTCAATCAGGGCATAAGTTGATAGATATCTCGGGACAATCCTTCTATCAAGCCTGTGGTGAACTAGCTGACGCCCTCAGTAACCTCCGTTTGGTTCACCAAGGTCAACCCGAGTGGGTTAACTCAATGAACAACGCTGCAATGAAAACAAACGACGCAGGTTGGCGAATAGTTCGCAGAAAATCTGCTGGTGATGTTACAGCTGCCATTGCAACTGCAATGTGTGTCCATATGTTGTCAAAACCTATATCAGTCCCACAGATTTATGTATAGTGTTTGTGATATAATTCACCTATGGGATTATGGGCTAATTTAACAGCCAAAAAAACAATTACTGCGCAAAATGCGCCAATGGTAGTTCCTGATACACAAGGACTATTAACTCTTACTTCACAGGTTGCT